CATACGCTCATAACAATCATCAGCAACGATTATAAAAGGTCGCATATGAGCGTCAATCATTTCATCATTAAGTTTATCAGTAATATTAGACATTTTATATTGTATTGTTGTTGAGATAATAATATGGTGTGAAAAAATATTTCAATTTTTTTCACTTCTCACCCATTTCCCACTACAGATTTTTTAATAATCAAATGCTCCATATTCACGTGCGATTTTAGATATGAATTCAAACTCTTTTGCTGTTTTAAATGTAGAATAAACGCCATACCAAATCCCCCTACCAAATTTTCCAGTTCTCTTATATTCTTCTTCCTCTGTCTTAAAAGTTGTATTAGACAAAATCAGGAGGAATCGATATAATTTTTTCCTATAGCGTGTTCCTTTTTTTACATCACGCATTTTTTCAAGTTCTATCTTATTTGCTAAAAAGCATTTATTGCGTCTTTTAGCATTTTCTATTAAATGGAGTTCTTCAGCCTCTCCAATACTACCCACCCCTCTTTTAGGTTTCTTCATAATGTTAGGTGTCGTCATATTGTATTGTTGTTCTATATAGTATATGATATGAAATGTATATCAATTTTTTTTTTCATCAGTCAATATGTAATTTTTTTATGTTTTAGTGTAAAAATGTAAAAAAATTAATGTAAGTATATATTATAAATATGAGAGCAACAACATTTATGATTGATTTAACAAAAAAATTACAAGATGAAAAAGATTTAGCAGAAATAACAGCACTGAAATATTTACAATCATTATATACGTTGAATGGGTTGAAATCATTTACAAATCTTGCTTGGACGAAAAAAAAAGAGGATATTAAAAATCGCCTAACCCCTTACGCATTATCCACACAGAAAACGTTATTAGCTTCACTCGTGTCGGTATTATCCTTATTTAAGGAAAAGTCCAGTTATAAAAAGATATTCACATATTGGACGAATGAGATGAATAGAAGCGTTGAGGAGAACAAGGAAGAGAGCCAAAAACTGACGAATGATAAACAGAAAAAAAACTGGGTGGATTGGAAAGTTATTTTAGAAAAGAAAGATGCCCTTGCTAAACAAGTTGAAGAATTTAAAAAAAATAAAATGATTACAAAAAATCAATATAATATATTGTTGCAGTATTTAGTATTATCGTTATATACAGATATAGCACCTCGCAGAAATAAGGATTACTCTATGATGTATATAGTCAGGAAATGGACGCCCAAACGTAGCACAGATAAGAACTATTTAGATTTAGATGGAAAAAGGTTAATTTTCAATCAATTTAAGACAAGTAAAAAATTCGGTCAGCAGATAGTAGAATTTGGTAATATTCCTTCGTTAGTTAATGTCATTAACTATTATTTAGAGCATTACAGCGGAAATAGACGTTTAGGAAAACGAACGGAAAAGAGATTTTTACTAAATGCTGATGGTGGCTTATTAACAAGCGACAACGCAATTACAAGAATATTGAATAAGGCGATAGGTAGTAAGGTTGGTTCATCTATGTTAAGACATATATATTTAACATCTAAATATGCTGGAAAATTTGAGGAAATGGAGCAAGATGCTAAAAATATGGGACATTCCACACAGCAACAAAAAAAGTATATAGTTGATGGAGTATAATAAAGTCAAGTAAAAAAAATTGATATACAAATCTCACAACTATAAACCATATAACACACACAAATAAAAAAAATTGAAACAGAATTACACCATAACTACTGCTTACAACAATAACACTATGACGACGCCTACACCTAACAAACCTAATAAGAAATTATTTTATAATGACCTTATGCGTGTATTTGAAATTATTACTGAAATATGTGAAGCACACACAGGTACAGATGGTTTATATTTAGAAAGTTCCCTGTTAATTAAGAAACTCTATGACTGGAATAATTATATTAAAAATGATACTAATTTCAATAGAAATATTGAAACATTGTCAAGATGTCGTAATCCTATGTCATTTTCACGAATGAGTGCTACAATGAAAATTACGTGTAATAGATGCGGACGACAAGTTGTTAATCTTGAAGCACACCAAAAACGAGATATATGTGTTGATATTGAAAAAGAAAAAAAATTTTCAAATCAGTTTAAGACTGATGGTAGTATAATTAAGATGACAATAGCAATTAGAATTATTAGAGATTTTTATAGGAAATATAAAACAAGAAGTGGTGCTGGGATTTAATTTAATCCACATTACTTTTTAAAAAAGTATAACAAAAAACTTTTATAAAATTTTTCTATTTAGAAGGAATATCGTTAATCTTTTAGAAAAAAAGCATTAATTCCAAGTCTATTCAAAAAAATAAAATATTGTTATATATCATAAAATGTCATTTGCTAATTATTTAGATAGAGGTTCTAAACGTCTAAACAGAGAGGACAGCACCTGTCAAAATCCATATTCCTATGATATTACACGAGCAGGTGCAACGCAAGGCTATGCCATACTTGCTGGGTCGGCCGTAAATCAACAATATGGCATTGGATTACACCCTCCAAATCAGTTAGATTGGACGTCCCCAAATGGAGCAACAAAAAACATCGTATTTAAGGGCTGGTTAGAAGTGGATAATACTGCGGCTGGTAGTGGGGCGTGTGGATTTATAATTAGTCTTGCAGAGGACTGGGACACAGCAGGTTCAACACCAGGGCCTGGAGCTCCTGCTGGAGATTATTACCCATCTGTTCCTGCTTCAGCCAACCCTGTTAGTTGTTGGTCGCAATGCGGAGTTGTAAATGGAAGCACAACTAAAAGTGCTAATGATTATACCCAACAAAACTTTATTGTTCCAGCAGATAGTCGTATTATTGTTCCCATTATGATACAAGGTTATGCCCCATCAGGCGACCAATGGAACGAGCTTGCAGCAAAGGATTTAGCCACTGGCAACGTTTTACCTGGTAATGGGGCTATGATTATTCTTCAAGGAACTAACGTAAATCCTACGCAAATTGGAATACGCTATCAAATTTGGAGTTCCGTTGAGGCAGGTAATCAATTTCTACATACTTAAGTTCATTATATTTTTTTAAATTGTATTAAAAAAATATAAGAAAAAAAATCTGTAGTGGGAAATGGGTGAGGAGTGAAAAAAATTGAAATATATATATCTCTTAACAATACACACAACAATAACAATATGAATACTTAAACTTTTTGAAAGTCAAAAAAAATTGAAATACATTTCACACATATACTTATCTCAACAACCAAAAATAACAAAAAATAACAAAAATAACAAAAAATAACGCATAACAATGACGAAACGTCCATCTAAAGATGATTTATATAGAATTAAGGAGGAGATAAAATTTCAAACGAGAATGGGACGGAATAGGGGTAAAAACTCAATCCCATTAACAAATATTGATGATTTGGTTGATATGGAAAATAATGTGATTGACGCTCACGCTTGGTGTGAGGATTTAGATGGTAATGTAGTTTTCGATCCATCATTTATAGAGCATAGGGTAATACAGAAATTTCATAACCTCACTAATGAGAAGATATATAAAAAATTTAACCGCACATTAACAAGGAAGATTAAAAAATGTTTGACTAAAGGAGATGCTTACCAAATTAATCGTATGTTTCCTCCGGAAAAAATATTAGATAAGTCTGGAAAATATGGATATGATTATCGTAATTGTTTCCAATTAGCAAGAGCGTATAATGAATTACATAAAGATAGTAAGGTTATTTTTGGTTCTTGGGGTTTTATGGGAAAAGATGGGACACCACATTATGAATTTGGATAAAAAATACACATTAAAAAAATATATATAATAAAAAAACTTTTTTTTTTCTTTAAGTTCATTTTTCATAATATATATATTTTTAGAATAACTTAAAACCCCTAACTTCTTTTAAAGTTGAAAAAAATTGAAATACACTTTTAATTATGGACTTACTCACAACACAAAAAAATTGATATATATATATATCTTAAGAATATATACAACAAAAAACAATATGACTGAAATGGAGGAGAAATGTGTTGTTTGCGAAAAAACTGAAAATGAAATAGAAATAACGCATTTTTGTGATGATTGTGGAGTTGGATTTTGTAAAGAATGTTCTAATTGTCTATATGATATTATTATTAATGACGATGAACCATACCCCTTTTTGGAATTAACATGCAAGTTAATTTGTAAGGTATGCCTCCCTAAACATCATTAATTTAAAAAAAAATATTATAATTACAAAAAATTTTTTTACATCTCAATAAAGTCAAGACGGACGAATGTACAAAAAATTGAAATCTTTTTTACACCATATCATTACCTCAACAAAACAACTAATAACCTGACTTTATTTTGAAATCCAAAAAAAATTGATATACTATTCACCATTATATATTACTCAAATAACAACAACTAATATGGGAGATATTAAACAATCAGCAAATATGAAACTTAATTTTGAAAATATGACACGTATTAATAGGGAGGACGTCCATAAATTAGAAAATGAAACACTTACTAATGTGTTTGTGGAGGACGTGGTGCTTGATGAATTTGTAAAAAATACCTGGAAGTTGGGGAATAATGGAACTGATGAAGAATTTGATAATCATATTAAAGATTTAATGACTTCATTGGGCGTTGATGATGAATTAACGGCAGTGATGTATCAGTATAATATGAATGAAGCTCTTAAATTTATTAGCTCACTAAGATTTTATAATGATGGAACTGATACAACAGAAGAAATAGTAAAACAATTTTGCGATGGTTATGATAAGGGTTTAAAGATTTTTATTAAAACAGAAATTATTGGTTCATTAAATCCACTAAATGGATTGAAATTATTAGAATATTCATATAAGATTTGGTTTAAAGATATGTATAAAAATGGTGTTGATGTCTTCGGTGAGGATACAAAAATATATAAGAAGAAAAATAAGAAGAAAAATAAGAAGAAAAACAAAAAGGGGAAGAAGAACAGACGCAGACACAAGTAAATTATTAATTTAAAAAAAAATATTATAAAACTTTTTTTATCTCAAAAAAAATTGATATACAATTCATTTGTTATAATATCTATAACAACTATAACAATGAGAGTTTTAGAATTATTCAGTGGTACTAAATCTATTGGAAAAGTCTGTGATGAGTTAGAATATGAAACGATTAGTTTAGACATTTGTGATTATAGAAAAAAATATATACCTACCCATAAAGAGGACATTTTGAAATTTGATTATAGACAATATCAAGTCGGTCATTTTGATATTATTACCGCATCGCCACCTTGTGTTTATTACTCCCTATTACAAAATACTTGGATTGGTAGAGAAAAAATAAATCCTATAACAAAAAAAAAGTATGTTTATACCAGAGAAATTCATAATAAACGACTTGAATTAGCAGATAGTTGGGTAAAAAAAATATTTGAAATTATTGAATATTTCAAACCTAATTATTGGTGGATTGAAAATCCACAAACTGGTCTATTAAAAAAACGTCCATTTATGAAAGATGTGCCTTACTATGATTTAGATTATTGTAAGTATAGTAATTATGGGTATAGGAAACGAACAAGATTTTGGACTAATATAAAAGGATTTGAACCTAAATTATGTAAAAAGGATTGTAATAATTTAATAAGAATCGATAATTCTGTTTATCATATTCAAAATTGTGGTAATGCAAAATCACAGAAAAAGATTAAAGAACACATCATACATAGAAGGTCATTGGGTTCTAATTCAACATTTCAAAAAGCAGTCGGTGGTGGTAATAACCGATTAGAACGATATAGAATTCCACCTATCCTTATTAAAGATTTGTTAAATTGTTGTATTTAATTGGTAAATTACATCTCAATAAAGTCAAGACGGACGAATGTACAAAAAATTGAAATCTTTTTTACACCATATCATTACCTCAACAAAACAACTAATAACCTGACTTTATTTTGAAATCCAAAAAAAATTGATATACTATTCACAAGTATATATTACTCAAACACCAACAACTAACAACGTATTAAAAATCTTAAAAATCTTAAAATCAAAAAAAAAATAAGCAAATATGGCTGAAGAAAACCCACAACCAATTGATAATACTATCCCAACTACGGATTTTCATATGGTGTTGGAACATAAATATGATACATCATCTCCCCTTATAGACCTTGAAAAAATGTTAAGAGATATTTTTAAGGGAGGAGATGAAGAGTTTGATGAATTGTTAAGAGATGCAATGCGTAAAATTGGAACTACTGATAAAAACAAAGGATTGTTATATAAGATGCAGATTGTGCGTTCTATTAAATATCTTGAAGGACTAAATCGTTATAGTGCAACAACAAAAAGACACCTAATTGGTGCTTATAGCGGTTTTATGATTGAATTTTTGAATGAAATGATTTGCCCCCCAACAGAGCCATTAACTAAAGAAACTGCAAATGAATTAAAAGATTATACATTTGAGTTTTGGTTTTCAAGTTTATATGAAGCTGGTTTTGTAATTATGCTGTCGTATGTTCCTGATGCATTAGTCGTAATGAAGAAAGACCTACCACCTCCTTTTCCTGGTTGTGTTGATATAAAAGAAATTAATGAAATTGAGGACGATGCTGGTGGTACTGGTGCTGATGCTGGTGCTGGTGCTGGTGCTGATGCTTGTGCTTCAGGTGCTGGTGCTTGTGCTTCAGGTGCTGGTGCTCCTGCTCCCATTAAGAAAAATAAGAAAAATAAGAAACGAAAGCGTGGGAAAAAAAATAGGAACAAGCGACGAAACAAGAAATAAATTATTAATTTAAAAAAATATATTATAAAATTTTTTTCATTGTTATAGTTGTTATTCTCTCCATATATCTTTTAGGCACTCCTATAATGCTCTCGTATTTTTTGTATTCATAATTAGTTATTAACAATTCAGTTCTGTCCTTGTTTGTTAATCCTCGTTTTGCTTGACTTTTAAATGTAATACGTTGTATTTCACACCATTTAAATAAGGAAATAACATTTGGACTATCGTGTATTGAGAGCATAAATTTAAATTTAGACTTTTTTAACAAATCAGCAAGAACATCATAATCTATTGATGCATTTGAATAAAATTCAGCACTATTATCGTAAGGAGGGTCTAAATAGACGAAGCAATCTGTATTATCTTGATGATTTTTTAATAATGTATGATAATCAACAGAAAAAAAATCCACATCACCCATCTTTTTCTTGTATTTATCCAAGTTGTTAATTTTTCGTAGAGAGAAGCAACCACGCTTACCATACAATCTTATCTTACTACAAGGTATTCCTCCAAATATATAATTACGAAGTAATAATGCTCTTAATAATATATCATTTTTATTATTAGCATCATAATCGCCTCGCATTAACGCAAATTCGTGGGCCTCCGCAGGTAATCTGTCATTTTTTTCAGTATTAGCAACCCAGTTATGTATTCTCTCTAACATATATTTTTTATCATAGTCATTTTCTAATAATAATTTGTAATCTGCTATTAGGGAAGCATCAATATCATTTAGAATATTGATTTTGCTTTTAACCTTTTTAAGAAATATTGACATTCCACCGCAAAATGGTTCTATATATGTAGTCATTCTTGGTATGAAAGGAAGAATGCGTCTATACATTGCGGATTTAGAACCAACACGACTAAAAAAAGGCGGTAGGTGATGTTCCATATATAATATACCAGTATATTACAAAAATGGATTTAAATACTAATGTCTTCTCTCCATAACTAAATTAGAATAGGTAATCATTTCTAATAATTATTAGAAACTATACATTTTTACCTACTGGATATGGTAAAAATGTTAATTATGCTACTATATATGGTAAAAATGTTGTATTTGACATACTTAAAGGTAATATAAAATTTTATTTTACAATTATATATCTCTTAATTGTATATTTTTACCATATACAAAGCTTAATTGGTAAAAATATCCAATTAAGCACTTAATTACATTATATATTTGTAAAAATGTATAGTTTTTAATAATTATTAGAAATGATTACCTATTCTAATTTAGTTATGGAGAGAAACATTAGTATTTAAATCCATTTTTGCATTTCCTCATTATAAATCTCCACTGCCTTAAGACCCATACTAATAAGGTTAGGAAAATAGTACTCCTTTTGTGTATTCAAAGGTGGTTCGCTTGAATAATCTAATATTGTATTACCTAACAATACAAAATAGTGCGTATGATTACAGATAAGACTACACCCCTTAATGCCTGGAATTCTTATATCTCCTCTACAAAACAAAGGCTTATCTTTAGGATTTGCTAAAAGCAAATCATCATATACTTTTTTATTAGCATCATAAGAGTTAAAACCTACGCTATATGTCTTGAAATATTTGTTAGGATTATCAGCAACCTCCTTCTTTAGGATTTTTAATTGTTCCTCATTCATTTCAACTTCTCCCATATATATATAGAATAGTTAATTGTATTTTCTTTAGAACTTAAAAATTGATATACAACAAATCATCTCCTATAAGAATATATCCACAACACAGAAAAATTGATAAATATTATCAATAGTTCAGTGTTGGAAATTATATATATTATAATCGTTTAAATACTTGAAATTATAATATATATATATACTATAAATTAATATGTTTATTCAAGAAAGCAAACACCCCAGCGATATTACAATTAACCATACAAAGAGATTAACCACATTTTTAAATAATCATATTGCCGATGACAAAATAGATTTAACACATACTAAAATAGGTGATAGAGATGCGAATATTTTTGGAGGAAGGTTTTGTATCCCACAAGAGGATTTAGAGCAATTTTATGAATTATATAATAATCATTTTGATAAAAAAGGAAAAATACATTATTTAACAGAAAAACAGAATAACAATGTAGTAGCAATTGACCTTGATTTTAAATATGGCACAAATATTACAGAAAGACAACATACCAATTTTATGATTATGGAATTTGTAGAATTAGTAGCAAATGCTATTAAAGATGTCTGTGATATTCCACCAAACACTAATATCCCATATTATATTACCCAACGTGAGAAATGCGTAGTTTTAAAAGATAAAACAAAAGACGGATTACACATTGTATTTGGAGCAAAAATAGATGCGTCCGCACAACAATATATCCGTGATTATTGTTTAGCAAAAGATAGAATGAATAAGATATTTGCGGAATTACCATTAACGAATACCTACGAAAAGGTATTTGACGAAGGTGTATTTAAAAAAACCAACAACTGGTTATTATATGGTTCAACTAAACCAGGATACAAACCTTATAAATTAACTGATAGTGGAAATGTGATTTACACATCAAATACTACTGATGATATGAATATTTCAATAAAAAAAAATGATAAAACTATGAATTCACTTGATTTAATTAAAAAAATGTCAGTTCAATCCAATGATGGAAAAGTAGTTTTGTCTGTTAAACCAAATATTTTAAAAAAAATAGAAAATGAAAAATCTAAAAAACAGAAAAAACCTAAAACCATAATTGATAATGGAGATTATGAATACATATATGATATTAATAATAAAGACGACTTGGAAGAGGCATATAATGACGAATATGAAAAACTTGAACCAACATTACAAAAATTAGCAACAATTACTCTCAATTTACCACCTAAATATAGTGATGAATATTACTACTGGATACGTGTAGGGTGGGCGTTATTTAATACAGCTAAACGACTATTTTTAACTTGGATTAAGTTTAGTAGCGAATGGAATGAGTTTAATTATAATGATATTGATGGATATTATGAGATGTGGGAAAAATTTGAAAATGAAGAGGGATTAACACAAGGAACTATTAGATATTGGAGCAAAAAAGAAACACCAGAATTTTATATTGAAACATATAAAAATGATGAAGAGATTATGGATATAACAATATTACAATCATTGAAATCCAATATGAATGAAGATGAATTAGTTGAAGAATTAAAAAATATGGACGATTTACATAAAATAGCGAAAGATAAGTTTAGAGATGACAATTCAAATTGGAAAATCTGTAAAATAAAGGAAGAATTAAAAAAAATGGACGCAAAACATAAAACTAAAAAACAAGATTTAAAAAAAAAAATACACGATTTTAAATTGTTAAAATTTAAGGATACACTAAATAAAAAAGCAAAATACTTTGAAAAATACCATTTTAAAATAATGAACCCAGTGTGCTTTGGAAGAATTGCATATAATCATACCCATATTTTAAAATCAAAAGAATTAACAGAGATTTATGAAAATGTTAAAATACAAAAACCAGGTGCGTTCGCTCTAACACCTGTAAAATTTACTGATGAATGGAGAGTAATGGAAAAAATTAAATTCTATGAAAATGTTGATTTCCTACCATATCCGTGTGAATGTCCGTCATATACATATAATACATTTAACGGATTAGTTGCTTCAAAATTAAAAAATAACGATGAAAATGAAGACATTAGTATATTTTTAAATCATATGCGTATTTTAACAGGAAAAGAAGAAAAATCCTACGAATATTTGTTAAACTATTTAGCACATATGGTTCAAAAACCAGGTGAATTAGTGGGGACATCATTAGTATTTAGAAGCGAACAAGGTGTTGGAAAAAACGTATTCTTTGAAAACTTTGGTAAATACATACTTGGAAGCGATAATGTGCTTCAAACCCCGGAAGTTGATAAAGTTATTGGTCGTTTTTCAATGAGTAATAGGAAAATACTAATTATTATGGACGAAGCAAACGGAAAGGACAATTTTAGCAGTAATGATAAACTAAAAAACTTCATAACTGCTGAAACAAATTTATGGGAACGAAAAGGTGTAGATGGTATTACATTAAAAAACTTCGCTCGTCTTATTTTATTTAGCAACAATAATACCCCCATAAAAATAGAAATGAGTGATAGACGATTTGTTGTATATGAATGTTCTAATGATTATAGAAATAATATTGAATATTTTAAATCACTCATAAAGGCGTTTAAAAATGAAAAAAAAATAAAGGCGTTCTATGATTATCTTATGAATAGACCCATAACAGAATGGGATAGAGTAAATGACAGACCGATTACGAAGGCATATAAGGATATTCAAAGTGTGAATATACCAATTGTTGCGAGATTTTTAGAATATTATATATGTGAATATGGAACTATAGAAGGTGATGATGAAGTGGTTTTTACAAAAGAAAATTGCAAAGGAAGAGATTTATATGCATTATTTAATATGTGGAAACAAGAAAACGGATATATCCATAATTATAATAATACACAATTTGGACGAGAATTAAAAAAATATGATGGAATAACGAAAAAGAAGTCCAATTATATTAAATATGTATTTGATATGGAAAAACTTAAATTATTTATGATTAAACATAAATATATAGAAGATGAAGAATGAGTAAATAATATGATATTTAAAATGGATAATATTATATTATATAAAATGGGAGGTTTTGTCCCAATATGGGAGGTTTTAAAACAAACCCTCCCATTTTTTTTATACATATATTGTTATACTATTTATAATATATATACCTTATTATGGTCTTATTATATAATATAATATAATATAATTTAATATAATATACTATATATGGGATAGTTGGGATAGTTGGGAGGGTATTTTATTAAATTCATTTTGAAAATAATAAAATAAAATAAAAAAAAAATTTGTATATTAAATAAGGATTTTGCATAGTGTCCTACCCTTCCAACACTCCCATATTTACTATTTATTATACATAGTATATACTTTTTTAGACTTGTTATGTATATAAAAATAATAAATTATCATATAAAAATAATGGGAGGATAGATGGGAGAATGGGAGGATAGATGGGAGGATAGATGGGAGGACTAAACCATTCCATTTAATTCTGTATTGCTATATTAGCAAATTTTTTATCCTTTTTGTAAATATGTTAGTTTATACATCAAAATTAATATATTTACCTATAAAAATGGAAAAAATAGAAGTTAAAAAAAACAATTTTATCGTTGATGACATAAACCAACTATTACATAATGAAGGTATTGAATTCACACAACGATTAGATATTGTCATTAATCTAATTAATTATAAATATAGTGGCGTAGAAATAAGTTGTAAAATAGACAATTGTTTAAAAAACAAAATAATTGATATTTTTGAAACATTTACATTTGATAAAAGTGAATTGATACAAAAAATATTTATGTTTTATGGTAGTAAAACGCTTAAGATAGAATTAAACCAGTTTTATACGCCCATTACAATAGGTCGTTTTATAAATAATTTATGTATTCCTAAAAAAAAAATTATAGACCCCGCTTGTGGAACAGGTGATTTATTAGTTAATTATGATGGTGATATACATTTATGGGACGTAAGCCCCAATGTAATTAATATTTGTAAATTTAATTATAATTTGAATAACAAAGAATGTAATACAGAATGTATTAATAGTATAAAAACATATGATAGAGAAAATGGTGCATATGACTATTGCTGTTTAAATCCGCCTTTTGGGAGCTCTACTACAATTACGGACAAAGATTTATTAAATAAATATAATTTGGGACGTAATAAGAAAAAAGAAGAAATAGGCATTTTATTTATTGAAAGAACAATGAAATTATTAAAAGATGATGGGATTGCATTTATAATATTACCAAATGGTTATTTGGGAAATTCAACAAAAAATACCAAACATTTACGCTCATATTTATTGTCATATAGGATAATATCTATCATTGAATTACCAAATAATACATTTTATAGAAGTGGAACTGGCGTATCGACAAGTATGATAATTATACAAAAACGAAAAATGAAAGCACCATATAATATATTTATTAAAAAGATTAATAATATTGGCTATGTTTTAAACAAAAAAAATACGCCATACAAATATAAAACATTCAATGGAAATTATATATTTAAAGAAGGTAAGCCTATTATTGATAATGATTTGGAAGATTGTTTTAATGAAATGTTATGGTTTATTCATAATGAAAAAATTAATAAATTATTACACGTTTCACATCGCCACAAAAAAATAGATATTGATATTGTAAATACAGACAATTTAGATGACAATATTTTAGACATCAATCGGTATTTATCAATCTATACTAATGTAATTAATGATATTTCCAATAACTATATGAAAATTAAAAATTATATTATTCCAAAAGAAACTGGTAAATTTAATATTATTACGGACAAAGAATATATGTATCTTGATATTAAACAGATTACAACACCTATTTATAATAAAAATAATATGATATATGGTTATGATTTACCAGGTAGAGCTAAAATAATGTTAAGAAAGAATGACATTATTGTTTCTAAATTAAAAGGTAAAATATCATTTACAATAATATTAAATGATGCAGATAATATTGTTTGCACCAATGGATTTGTATTATTAAGACCAAAAGATTATAAAAGTGCTATTATTATATTTGCAAATTTATTTAGTGATGAATTTAAGATTAAACATAACGCTTTATGCACTGGTAGTATAATGGCGAGTATTTTAGAAAAGAATATAAAAAATATATCCATTAATAATAATATTAATTTTTCCAAATATGAAAATGTTGTTAATGCACTTATAACTATTAATGATGAAATATAATTAATTCTGTATTGCTATATTAGCAATTTTTTTATCCAATGTGTTTATTTTTCTTCTCATTTTTTTTATATATTTAAATATTCCATTATTGTATTTTATAATTAAATCCAATTTACAACCATTTCTCTGTGGGAATGTCTTAACATTATTTTCTAAATAATCCAAATATGTATTCAATCTCTCTATGAATTTTAATATATACTCTTTATCTTGTGTTCTAATATTTTTTCTATATTTACCTCTTTTGGTTTTTATTGGATATTTTTTAATATCTCCATTGTTATAAAATATTTTTATTATTTTAGTATCATTTCCATTTTTAGAAATTGAATGTATATGTGGCAAGTAATATATACAAACTAATTCATCTAATAAACATTTTATACAAGATAAATCACTATTATATCTTAAATAAGATTTACCGAATGAGTGTAGGATTATACCATAGCAATACCCCCACCATTTAGATAAATTACAAGTTTCAATACCTAAACTAATCCAAAAATCATCTGCTCTATTTTCGTTTCTTGCCTTTGCATATTTGAGTAAATATTCAATAGGTTCATAATCAGTATCCATATTGATTATTGTTATAGATATTATAACAAATGAATTTTATATCAATTTTTTTTATTAATAAATAGTCTATATTTCTATTATTATTTATTTATCTAACCCTAATCTTTTTGTAAATATGTTAGTTTATATATCAAAAATAATATATTTACATATTATAAATGGAAAAGATAGAAGTTGAAGCCTATACAATATCGCCATATCAAATATCCTACATATGTCCTAATTGTTTTAGCAGTTATAAAAAAAACGGAGAGCCGACGAAGAGGGCTACAAATATAGTCCATTTACACGGCAATAGCGAAGGAACAAAAGAAAATCATACCATTATTAGGTCTTCGCATTGTAGTTCAAATCCTTATGAAGTTAGAATATGTATAACTGATAAAACAAGACGAATAAAATACAAGAGTTATTAAAATGGTTCAAGGGGATATTTTCCCTTGTATATATATAATAATCAAATGACTGATTTAAAAAAAGTTAAGGAAGCAGTTAATAAATTAGGATTTGTATATTTGAAAGATTTAACAACTCAAAAACGAAAAAAATTTAAAAATGAATTAGACGACATTTTCCCTAAAAAGTTGAAATTATCTAAAAAACTGATTACTGGAATTCTGTTAATAATGGCTGCTGATTGTGATTATGATATTAATGAAATATTAACAATGTTTCTCTCTAAATCTAATTTATTAGAGGGACAAACTTTGTTTAAAAAAAATAATTTGAAAGGAAAAGGTTTATGGGGCGATATTGGAAGATTTATAACTCAAAAAGCCTTTGATGTTGGAAAAACCTTGACAAAGCCAGTTATTCAGTTATTACAAAAAGCACCCATTTTACAGCCACGATTAGATCGATTTAATAACACAACGCAGAAATCATTAAATTTAGACGGAAATGTCAAGATTACTAAAATTGAAATAGTTAAAACTCCCATAAGCGAGAAGTTAAACGTAGTCTTGAATGCTGTGTCTTATGGGAAATGGAAAGAGTTAATGAAGAAAAATGGATTTGACAAATTTTATCATTTAGGATTAGTAATTACACTGCAAAATAAACACAAATACATTATGGAAAAAAATGAAGAGATTTTTGTAAGTCCTAAATGGGACGAGAATATTAATAAGGATACACAATACTTACAAATCCCTCTCAAGGGTGCGAATATGTCCTTAAATGAGATGTTAATGAAAACACAAAAAATAATGGGAGAATTCAAATTTTTTGATTATCACGCTTTTACTAATAATTGTCAGGTGTTCGTAAGGGAAGTATTACAGGCAAATGAATTATTAACTCCTGGAATAACTAATTTCATTTTTCAAAATGTTGGAAAAATGACACAAGAATTACCATCTTATGTCGGTGAATTCGCACACGGCATAACAAGATTTGCTAATGTTTTTGGAAAGCTAATAGGAACTGGAATTGCGACCGAGCGAGAAATTCCAGAAAACTTCGGCGAGGAAACACTTGACGTTTTTGAAGACATTATATTTCCAAATGGCGACTTACAATTATTCGGTTCAATGAAATATAGAAGTATATTTTTCGGCAGTGATTATGATTTATATGAAATCGTAAGAGTTCAATCTCTCGCTAAACTTGAAGGGAAATTTAAATCAATGGTGAAAAAATTAATAGACAGAGAAGATACATTTATCACCGATATTAAACTTGGAAGTGATGAAAAATTACGATTATTTGATGAATACAATTTTTTCTATCAAGATAAATCACGAATATACGATGCCAAGAAATTCAAATCTGCGATAAATGACTTTTATTCTAAAAACTATATTACAAAAGCACAACGAGATTATGCTAAAAAATTATTAGTTGATAATCCATCTCAAGATGATTTACATAAAATTAAGAAGGAGATACGCTTTCATATATTGCGATGGTCGCCACAAGAAATTTTAGATGGAGAGAAGACATTGCCAGGTGGAAGAAAAATAACGCTTCAAGAAGCTTTCAAATCTCCAGCCCTATTCAAAATGGATTTAGTTGCATTATTAAATGGAAGATTTGTAGAATTTTCAATAATATATGAACTGCGAAATAAAAACGGAAAGCGACTGAATAACTACCGAGTGGATTTAGTTAAATCTCTCAAAGAAGATATTTCACACTATAAGGCTGATGGAAATTATATGAAGGCGATGAAAAGGAAATTTTCGTTGTTAATGATTAAAAATAAACAAGAACCTACAAAAGCACTTGATACTAAACTAAAAAAATACGTTGAAATATTTAATAGCGACATTGGTATATTAAAACTGGTGGCGACTGATATAGAAATACTAATTCAATTATTAGAAATTAACCATAAAAATATGAGTATAAAAGATATTAATAATGAAATTAGTAGCTTTGTTAATAGATTAGCAAATGTATATAATATTCAAGACTATTTGAAAAAAGAAAAAAATTACCTACGACAAATCAATGAAGCAATGAGGACTAAAAGCAAGGATAAGAAACTGAAGATTTTACATTCTCTATATGAAGACTTTGGTAAAATTATTAATAATGAGATTAAAAAACTTATGGATAAAGGGGAAATTTCTGTATAAATTACTTTTTTTAAAAGTATGGATTTTGTTATACTTTTTTTAAAAGTATGTATATATATAAATGACAACGTTGCCTAAATCTAAAAAAGGTAGAGCAGATTTTTTCAAAAAATTAGTTGGCGGTATGGATAAACCTAAAAAGAATGTGTCTTGGTTTAAATCAGGAAAGCGTGTTCCTGGTCCTATAAAGAAAATACCACGAAAGGATACAATCCCTACTATTGAACCACCTAAAAAAGCCCCAGCATTTTTATCAGGGGAGGGTAAATCGAATCAAGATAAAGAATTTTTAGCAAAAATGATTAAAAAACTAACGAATGATACTGGGGTTATGTCAAAAGACTTTTCATTTAATAAATCTTGGACGATGAAAGAACTAAAATTTTTAGCAAATAATAACAGCAGTCGTAATCGTCCCTATGGCAAATTAAAGAAAGCAGAATTAATAGATTACCTTAATGAAGATATGAAATATTTTATCGCATCGTGTCCTATTCGATCATTAAAAGCACGTATGGGTAAAACAAACAAAAGAGTAAAAAAAATTAAGACAAAGATTTTCACAAAGGAAGCAAAAGCAAAGGAGGCAAAAGCAAAAGCAGAGGTGGAAAAAGAGGCAGAACACGAAGCGAAGTATGGAAGAATAGATGATGACGCAAAGGAAACAAAAAAGCAAAAGGAGGCAAGGGAAAAACGTGAGGCAAAAGCAAAAGCAAAGGAGGCAAAAGCAAAAGCAAAGGAGGCAAAAGCAAAAGAGGCAAGGGAAAAGCGTAAGGCAAAAGAAGAAGCAAAATGGGCGAGAGAGGAGGCAAGGGAAAAAGCAAGGAGGGAAAGAATGGAAGGACTAATTGAACGGCGACAAGGGGAGTTTATGGACGTAGCACACAATGAGGCAGCTGAATTGGGCTACGCTGATAGTGATGCTGATGTTGATGACTACGAGAACTACGTGGAGAGCAGACTGGAGGATTTTGATGAATGGTATGAAGCGAAATATGGAAGAGTGCCTAAATGGTATAGGGAAGGGAGTGGAAAAGCAACAACAGACAATATCGACTGGGATAATGTCAAATGGGGCACATTTACAGAGCAATTTAAAAGGTATAATTCATCTCATAAATCAAATCCAATGAAAAATCTTCATCAATTTGCTACAATGATAAAAAAGAACGCAAAAAAATACACTAAAAGAACCTTACAGAGGGCTAATTTTTACCTCAATGTTCTATATAAAGGTAGAAAGCTTAAAGGTGGAAACGGCAGTGATGACCCAACAGCAGGAGATGGAGGTAATAGTGATGATACTGATGATGATGCTGAACCTGAACCTGAACCCTTTATTTTCGCTACACCCCCTCGTACACCTCGTGCTGTCCCTGCTTCTTATACTCCCCCTCGTCTTCGTAGGGGAGCTGAAGGTGCATCAGCAAGTGCTGGGGAAGGTGGTGTAGAAGCTGACATTGAAGAAGCAGAGGCAGCCTTCCATTTTGGACTTCCTGCAGGTGGGAGATGGACGCACCAAATATTTAGGCGGCACAACCAAACAAATCCTCCCCAGCCACCATTAGCATATGAAGCGACTACCTCTGCTACAAACCCAGCAAGCTTTGTGGCGGTGGCGGCTCACACGGAGGCGGAGGCGGAAACGAAAGAGGAAAGTGATAGTGATGACGAGGCGGAGTTCAAGACGGAATAATCATTAACCTTTTTTTTCTATACTATATTATATACAAATGAGTTTTGCTAATCATTTTAAATCGACACAGGAAAAGATATTATCCAGTAATGATGGTAATGTTTTACAAGGTAATCAGCTTGTAGGTTGGAGGGGTGGAGCAGAATATCAAGCTGTTGATAAAAATGAAAAATTTTATAGTTTGGCTGCTGATGGTGCTTTTACATTGCAAGATTGCTTAACAGAGAATACACAAATATCATTACAAGGATTATTACAATATAGAGATGGAAATGGAAATTCTCGCGACCAATTGATGATTGAAATATTAGACCAAGCTGGACTACCATTAAGATTAATATGTGTAGGGTTTAGCTACAATACGCAAACTCTTGCCAATGTTGGAGGAACTATTCAAAGTGGCTTGCCTATAATTGATTTAACGATGCAAAATATTCCAGCACTATGGCGAGGCTATTTTCAAGACGACCAACCAATACAGATAGAAATGACGTATTACCAACAGACTAATAATATTTTTACTCTAAAAGGTAAAATGATTGTTCCAACGAGTAATGTAGCAGCCCAACCTGGTGTAATATCTAATTTTTTTATTCAAGGTGGAATAGCAACAGATATAGGAGCATCTATTAGATTTTCAATAACACAAGCAGGAATACCTCCACCAAATCCCCCTGTTATGGATAGTCGCTTTTGTGAGATGGTTGTTATAAACAAAAATTCTGGCGGTGTGTAAAATATTTTTAATTTGTTAAATTTAAAAATATTCTCCCAATTAAGGAAAAAAAATATATAATACTATAATATAATAGAATGAGCTTGCTAAATCCAAATGTTCGCAGAGAAGCATTAAGAATGGCTCAATTACGAGCTGTAGAAACAAAAGATAATGAACCTGGTTCATATTATGCCGAGAGAGGCGAATGGAGTAGAAGCGGAGGGGCAGTATTTAGACCAACCCCACTGGAAACATCAAGAGCGGAACATCATTATTATAGACAAGGACATAATCATCAATATGGAATAGGAAAGGGCAGACAATCAGGTGGGGGACAATCAGGTGGGGCTGTAGCGGAGGGAGCAATTGGCGTAGAAGGGGGAGCGGCTTGTTGTGAAAGAAAAGTAGGCACAGGTAAATCTAAACAAAAATTTTTGTTAGGTAAGAAACACGCCGAGCGTTTTTTAAAATCCAAATTTGGTAAAAATTTGAAGGGTTCAGGCTTCTTAAACGATTTTGTAGGAGCATTTTTAGGTTCAGGAAAAAAACAAGGCAGAGTAGATAAAGCCGATGAAAGTGTAGCAATGAAGATGCGTCAATTAGGTAAAAACTATGCAGATGATTTAAAAACATCTAAATTAGGAAAAGATTTAAAAGGCTCAGGATTTTTCAATGATTTTGTTTCAGGCTTCAAATCTGTTGTTGCCCCAGTTGCATCAATCGCCAAAAATGTTTTAGGTGTTGTCCCACACCCAGCAGCCCAAATTGCTTCTGCTGGACTGGGTGTTCTTGGAGCTGGAAAAAAACAATCTAAAGCCGCAGAATATCGTGAAAAAGAGGGAATGAAAAAAGCAGATGTATTACGTCATCACGAAAAGGATTATCAAACAGGCAAAGATAAAAAAGATGAAGCCGAAGCTATGAAATTAGAAGTTAGTGAAAAAAAAGGAAAGAAAAAACGAAGAGCAGGAGCAGGAGCAGGGGACGGAAGACGCAAAAGAAATGACATAGTAAAACGTATTATGAAAGAAAAAGGATTAAAATTAATAGCCGCTTCCAAATATGTAAAGGAACATAATTTATATACAAAGAAATAATAAAATATAGTCCTATAATATAAAATGTCTTACGGAATATTTACATTTCCGCAAATGGTTAAAAATTTGCCTAAAAAATGGTTTCCCAGTGGTGTAGAACCTGGAATGGGACTATATAATCCTAAATCAGGATTAGCAGGTGCTATTGGGGATTTTCACCGCGACCAAATGATAGATAGAAAATACAATGTGAAAAATTATGTTAAAAATACCACCAGTAGCGAATTACTTAACCTTATAGGTGGCGTTAGAAATTTGATGCCTAAACCCCAACCAGCAGGGAGTTTTTCAATGCCCTTAAATATGAATGGTAATACCGCATATGGTAATAGCAGTCCTTTTAATAACTTGAAAGGCGGTTTTAGAACACAAGCAGGCCAATTATATGGAATGAAATTACTACAAAAAAGAGCAGAACAATTAGAAGATATGGCTGATGCTCTTGAAGGCATACCACCTGTCGTTAAAGCTCCAACTAAAATGGGAGAAAGTGAAACAGAAAAAATAGCCGTTGAATTAGCATTAAACTCATTACAAACGGCATCAATGACAGATGAATGGGAGAAATTACAACCTAATGATTTGAGAAAATTATTTAGCGTTTTAGCGACACACGGAACAAACTTTGTATTTGGTGATTTAATGCGTTATAAAGAATTATTAAGGACAATCATAGCTAATTTAGAAATATGGTTTAGGAAACACACCTATTTTTTTGACAAAAATTATGATAGAAGTGATTTGTCAGCCGCAGATAAATACGCAATGAATAAAGTTGGTGAAGATTATTACGAACTATATGAAGATAGATTACATATATTTGATTTAATTTACAAATGTTATAATATTGTTGAGGCATTGATATTTTCTTACAAGCTTCAAAAGAAAGAAAGAACATTATATCTAAAATCCGCAACGCAGGAAATTGTAAATACGAAACGAAAAGACCAAGAAAATTTAGATATTAAATTACAACATAAAGCAAAACGTTATAAGGAAGCTCCTGCATTAGAGGGTTCTTGGGCTGAAAGACGAACAGGATTGAGAGCTGGAATGCCTGAAGACCTTGACGAACGGAAACGATACGCAGATGCTGTTGGGAGATTGGAAGCATTCCACGACACTTTTGGCGAAGGGAGATGGGATATGCCCTTAGCTCGTGCGATGGGCGAATACACGAGTTTATCACCGGAACAACGAAGAAGATTAGGACTTACTGCTGACGATATTGTCCCAGTGCCTGGAAGAGTAAGAGAAGGCGATAATAGAGGAATTGCTCCAGGTGAAGCCAGAGAAGATGAAGAGGAAAGAGAACGAGTAGCTGAAGCAGATGAAGATGCTGGTGGAGAATTTGCTGACCTACCTGGTTTGGACGACTGGGACACTTTTATGGCGGAAGGAGAGGGAGAGGGAGGAGAGGGAGAGGGTTAGGTAAAATGCAGTATATTTGATGTAATTTACAGAAATAGTCCTTTTTTTATTATGTGAAAAAATCCTCAAAATTAATTGAATTTCACGGATTAGTTTTTGAAAAAATTAAAAAAAAATGGTGGTAAAAATGTATAAATATTATTTTTCATTACAAAAAAATAATATTATAAAGTAATATTAAAGATGCCTGGTTTTGAGATAGATGTTATGCGGAAACAAAATAAAGAAGGTTCATATCCTGTTGCTATAATTAAAGGAGAGCAAAGCAGTAAATTTTTTAACAAATTTCTATATGTAAGCGAAACGGAAGGCGTTGAAAAAATACAAATTCCTGAAGACGTGAATTTTCAAATACTACCTGACACTGACCCTAATAAACGAAATTGTATATACCTCGCTGGTTGCAGTGGAAGCGGTAAAAGCTTTTTAGCAAAGCAAATAGCCGAAAATTACCATAAAATGTTCCCAGCAAGAAAAATATGGATTGTCAGTAAATTAGATAGTGATGAAACTTTAGACAGCACAAAAGCACCTCTATTACGTGTAAAAATAGATTTAATAAAAGACGGAATTAGACTTAATGATTTAGCAAATTCGCTCATAATATTTGACGATTATGATACTATAACAGGACGAGATGGAAAAGCCGTTCAAGAATTGATGGAGGACATTGCGATAATGGGAAGAAAGCATCACGAAGGACAGGGCTGTATTTCTATGTTGTGTTTAACGCACTATTTAACAAATTATAAACGGACACGCCTGCTACTGCAAGAATGTGATACTTTTATCGTATATCCGCAAAGCACAAGCAGCCACGCTTTAAATTACTTACTCAAGACACATTTAGGATTAGAAAAAAATGAGGTTAAGAAGCTGAAGAAGATGGGGAGATGGGTTATGTTGCGAAAGACATTTCCTCAATTTCTTGTGTCGGCTCACGAAGCACAGATTTTACACGGAGAAGATTAGGGTTAGAGAAATAAATAATAATTAATATGAACTATATTTATATGGATAAGGAAAAATTGCAACAAATAAAGGAATATCCATTAGGCGATGATGATATACAGGACATTTTAGAACCTGACACTGAAATATTTACCTACCCTGAACTATACGATAAAAACCATATAGATGAAGTTTTTGACGACAAAGGGAGAGCTATTATGCTATATTTAACCGATAATCCACAGACAGGCCATTGGGTTGGGATTATTAAAAAAGGCAATACGATAGAAATGTATGACCCTTACGCATATAAACCTGATACGCAACCAGCGAAATTAAACACTCCTAAAAAGTTAAATACATCGCAAGGACAAAATTATCCTAAATTTACAGAAATGGTAAGAGGAGCAGGTTATAATTTAATCTATAATAAAAAAAGACGACAACCAGTTAAATCAAATATCAATACTTGTGGGCGACATACCTTAACAAGGTTGTTGCTCCATAATTTATCCTTAAAGGAATATAATGCATTTATGGATAAGGTAAAAAAAGAAGATGGAATTAATACAGATGATTTAGTCACGGCTTTTACATATAATTTTATTAAAAAGTAAATATATCAGTATAGTATAAGAATGTCCTATTTAAAAACGAGAAATAGAGGTGTAGGCTCTGTAAAAGACCATCACGGAAGGCACGGAGATACAGATACGATTTATTACAATTGCGACATTGTAAATGGGAGAGTTGTTGATACAGGGAGCGGAAATAACCCATCAGCATCATTTAATGAAACGAGGGATATGCCTATTATAAAAGACGCATCTAAATATGATTTTTCAATCGTTAGGTTTAGTATAAATGGAGCTAATAAAAGTTTGCCTCTTTTCATTCCTTCAATAAACGAAGGAACTACTGCCATACCAAATACGAATCGAGATTTGACTAACTATAGCGTGACATTGTATATTGTTTTAACAGATGCGGCTGGTGCTCCTGTTGTAAATCCAGTTCCATTACCTAACGCACCAACAAATGCGTGGTTAAGCACACAAAGTATTATATGGGCTCCTGAAAATACTGATGCTCTTGTTCCATTAGCACCATCTGCGAATAACAATAGTGTTGATTTAGATAGTTCATATTATTATTGTTATACATATCAGCATTGGTTGGATTTAGTAAATTTTTCATTTCAAAGCTGTATAACCGCAGCCGTAGGTGCTCCTGGTAATGCTCTGGGTGGAATTCAAACACAAATTACGGCTGCTGGTCTTCCATACCTTATTCAAAGCAGGCCTCCTCAAATGCTATGGAATGAAAGCACTGGGTTATTTCAATTGAGATGTGATACTTTAGGCTGGGGTGGAAATCAGCCAACTGGCCTTCCAGTGTCAGCCATTTTACAGGGCAGACAATTAAATGGAGTTCCTGGTGTCGCTAATGAAGATTGGCGATTATATTGGAATGCGAATTTTCAAGGTTTATTTAGTAATTTTGATACAATATACAACGGAACACTTGAACCTCTTGCATATCAGGTTTTTATACACCCTGAAAATATAGAATTAGCAACAGATAATAGAGGTGTTGTAGCTCCTGCTGTTGTCGCTCCAGCAATATCAGGCACAGGGGAGGTTTTTTATGTAAATAGTCAAGATTATGAAAGCACTTCCTCATTATGGTCGCCTATAGAGAGTATTGTTTTTGTCAGCACCCTATTACCAGTTATTAAAGAACAAACAGGGCAACCAATTAGATTTGGCGCTAATACAAATGCTACTTCCACAACTACAGCAAGTGCCTTCCAGCCTATAGTCACGGATATGGTAGTTCATCAAGACACAGGACAGGGCTATAGGGATTTTATTTCCTATGTGCCGAGTGGCGAGTATAGGATTACATCGCTCACAAATTCAGTTAAGGAGGTTCAAGATGTTGATATTCAGGTATATTGGAAACGAAGGTTAGATGGAAACCTTGTACCTCTTGAAATGTATAATTTATCATCAATCTCAATAAAAATGATGTTTAGGAGGCGTTCTATAAATGTGAAACAAATAATGTAGAGGTTTTGTTTAGGAGTTTTTAAGTAATAAGGGTTTTTGTTATATTTTTTTTAAAAGTATTTTATTTATGAAAAATAAAATATTTTCATATATTATAAAATGGCTGACGTGACAAAATTAAGTGTAATGGATACGAGGGTGCTACAGAAAAAGCCCAAATATGCCGTAAATAAGGGTGCTTTATCATTAACCAACGCAACATTTAGAGCTATAGCAAATACTGCTTCCCAGCTCAGCTTTAACATTCAAGTTCCAAGTTTAAATATATTTCTTGACCGAGAATTAGAATTAACAACTGGAGTTAATATGTCCTGTTTAACTACAATTCCTGCTGGTGTTGCTGTTGTTCCAGCAAATGCTGACCCTATTTTATGTTTTGGGCGAGATGTTGCCTTACCAGCATTCCCAGTTCAAAGTTTAATGACAACGCTTAGTTCAACTATCAATGATACTACGAGTACTTTAAATACTGCAAGTTGCTTATATGAAATTTTACGAATGGTTGATACTAAAGTAAATAGAGCTCAAAGGACTTGCCCTACTTCTATGGATATTTACCAAAATTATAATGACGCAGTTGGAGCTGGAAACAATCCTCTTGGTTCATTTTTTGATAGTGTAGGTTCATCTCATAATCTAAATGGTTCTTGGAATGATATTGAATTTACAGACGCCGCAGGTTTAGCACTTGTAGGGGCTGCTGGAACTTACAATGATGGCGTTGGAGTTGTAAGTTTTGTAAATGGTGTCCCAGTTTTAACTGATGGTGGTGTATATGCTGGAGCTCCTCCCACAGGTTTTTATCAAACTACTTATAATGTGTTTTACAGATACAGAAGCACTGAAAAGCTTGTATTATCACCTTTTATTTTTAACGACGAACACGGAGATGAAACTGCCCTTTTTGGAATTAACAATATCCAACTTGTTGCTACAATTGGAACAGCAGTTAGAAATTTAAGAAATGCACCACAAGCCGCAGGTGTAGTGACGAGGTCTGTAAGCAATGTTGCCTTAAACGGACAGACACCTTTTGTCAATCCGTCTGTAGCCTGTCAGTTCCTTACCCCCTCACTTGCAATTCCTCTCCCACCTCGCTCTTGCGTCCAATACAGAGAATATCCACGATACATTACAAGTTTTGCTGGTGTAAATGTAGCACCTGGAGCTACGCAACAACTCGTTTCCAATACCATAACCCTGCCCTGTATTCCTGATTTACTAATGATTTACGCACGGCCACAAACATATACTCTTCAAAATGAAGCCGACTGGTATTTACCTATTCAAAGTATTTCAATTAATATGGATAATTTCGCAGGGCTATTGAGTTCCCATACACAAAGACAGCTTTATGGAATGAGCGTAGAAAATGGTTGCAAACAATCCTGGTTAGAATGGAGTGGTTCAGCACGAGTTAGAAACAATGACGTTGCTACTCAAGCCACACCAGGTGGGGCATTGGATAGTTTAAGAACTAACAACACTGCTACTTCAGGCGGTGTACTTGTTCTTCAGCCAGGCAGGGACATCACCCTCCAACCTGGTTTTGCCTCTGGTGTATTAGGTCAATTTTCATTACAAATGGACGTTCAAGTGTTAAATCAAAGTGCCTTCAATACAACACCTCAACTATTTGTAATCGCTGTAAATAGTGGATTTTTTGAAACACAACAAGGCAGCTCAAGAATTGTTCGTGGAATTTTAAGCGAACAAGATGTAATTTCTGCTCCTGTAGTGTCATCTCGCTCATCAATGAAAAGACTTGTAGGCGGTGGTTGGTTGTCAAGTTTAGGCTCTGCCCTCACAAAAGTCAAAGGTTTAGCAAATAGCGATTTGGGGAAACTTGCTAAATCAGGAGCTCGCAAATTCGGCGGTGAAAAAGTTGGAAAAGCTTTAGATATGGCTGAAGCAGTTGGATTTGGTCGCTCCGGTGGTGGGCCAAGTGGAGGAATGGGTAATTTAGTAAAATAATGAGGGGACAACCCCTCAAACTCCCCTTATAAAAATATTATATGTAAAAAAGTAGATTATTAAATATTTACATATAATATAATGAAACAGCATAATTTAATTACTTTAGCATTTTTATCTATTACAACTTGTTTAGGGATAGTGGTATATTGTAATCAAAAAAGGAAAATGACTGAATTAGAACAACGAATAACAGATGTGGAAAAGGTAAAAGAAAATCTATATAATGATGTTATTGATGCTATGATGGAACAGCACAAAATTTTTGTAGATGAATTAACCAAAAAAGAATTAGAAGAAGCGAGTGATAATCAGGTGCGACTATATGGTAAGGTTAAGGAAAGTAATAAGATTACGATAGATGATAATGGTAATGTTAAAAATTTCGTAGAAGAAGCAAAAAAAAATACACCTGTAGCAACTGGAGTTGCTGACGAAGTATATGAGGAAATTACTAATCTAACTGCTACTGATACGAAGGGTCAGCGATGGGCTATAAATAGTTCCAATGATTTAAAAAAGATAGACGAACCAGTGATATTAGCAAAAAATGAGGAGATAAAGTCCTCAAAATACCCTTTTTTTTAATTGATGAATATTTTTGAAAAATAGGTATTAAATATATATACAAACAACAACTATATGGATACAACTGAAATAGATAAATATGAAACAGAAAATATTAAATTATATAAAGGTGATTGTTTAGATAAGTTAAATAAAATAGACGATAAATCAGTTCAATTAATTTGTATTGACGCACCATATAATATAGGTAAAGACAGATGGGACAAAATTGATAATTATATTGAATTTATGATACAAGTAATAAAAAAATTGGAAACAAAACTAAAAGATAATGGTAGTTTTTTCCTTTTTCATAATAATATGGAAACAATTAGCGAATTAATGATTAATATAAAAAAACATACGAAATTTGTATTTAAGCAAATGATAGTATGGAATAAACGTTTTGAAAATTCACCTAAAAAAGGTTTTATGGACGGATTTGTTGTTAAAAATAATATGCATAATTTTAATAAAATGGCCGAATATATATTATTTTATACTTTTGATAATTCATATAAATTAAAAGAAAAAAGGAATGAACTAAATATCTCGCAAATAGATATATCAAAAGAAATATTAAGTAAAACTGGTGGTTTAACAGGGTGGTATAGTAATTTAGAAACAGGAAGAAATATGCCTACTCGTGAAACAATTAAACCTATTGAAAAATATTTAGGATTTAAATATGAAGATATTACACCTAAATTTAATAATCAAAAAACACATCATAGCGTGTGGAATTATGATATTGCTAAACGTTGCTCGGTTCATATAACACCTAAACCAATTGCTTTGCTTAAAAATATTATTTTACACACAACTGATGAAAATGATATAGTATTGGATTGTTTTGCAGGTTCAGGGAGTATTGCCTATGCTTGTATTGAAACAAAACGAAAATGTATTTTAATTGAAAAATGTGATAAATATTTTAACTATATTGTTAAAAAATTATTATCCTCTTCGTAATATATACTTAAAAATAAAATATTTATATATATATATATGGAAGATATAAAAAACAAATTGAACGATGTGTTAATTTTACTGCAAGAATATGCTGAAAAGGAAAACAAATTAAAACAGCATAAATTAAAATATTCACGAAGCGACAAAGGACGAGCAAGACAGAAAATAGCAAATAAAAGATATTATGAACGACATATTAAGACAGGTAATAAGGTCGGTCGTCCTAAAAAAAAAATAGAAGTTAAAGTAATTGATTGTTCTATATGATACTTTTTCAAATTACCCTACTTAAGTGATTTTTTTATAGAAAAATACGCAAGTGGGGTAAAAAATGGGGAACAATCCCTCAAAATAAAAAAGTTTTATAATTATAATTTTTTATTGATATTAACAATTTTACTCCTCCCAATTAAGGTAATCTTTTAACCTTATACAAAATGATTTACCATCTTCAGGGTCTTTAACCCAAATTCTCCAATAGGTGCAATCTATAGCATTTTTATCTGCATTTTTCTGCCATAAGATGACTTCTCTGTCATGTCGTTGCTTCAAAAACAAATATCTCGGCGAGAATGGTAAATCAGCATTCTTCATACCCTTAATCTGTTGCTTACTAAATCCATTATACTTCTTCATATCACGCAAATCCATATTGTATTGTTGTTGATGTAATGATATGGGTGAAATGTATATCAATTTTTTTTGGATTTCAAAATAAAGTCAGGTTATATAGGTGTTTTGTAAGAGGAGTAATACTTCGCCAACCAACAAGGTATAATTGTCTGCTTAACACCAAAATTATACCTAACAATAGAACCATCTTGTAAAAAGTTAATTTTATATTTACAATCG